GCTAAACGTGAGAAAGTTTATTTAGATGATGTAGCTAAAGAGAATTATAATGATGCTCAGTCTACTATCATGGACTTACAAGATACTATGTATGAACAGTATAACTCTACATCTGATCCGGAGAAGAGAAACCAGTTCGTACAAGAGTTTGAGGACAATGCTACTAAGGTAGGCGGTTATTATAATATTGAGGGTGATGAATTACTAAAGTTTACAAAAGGGTATAAGACCACTACTAATAAACTAAGACTCTATAACTCTAATGTACTAGGTAAAGTAAACGATACTATCAACACTGAGAAAGCAACGGTAGCAGACTTCGCTACTATGGATGTTATCAATACTAAGGATATGGACACAACAGCTCTAAAGAATAATAGAGAGTATCTTGTTAAGACTAAGTTTGGTGGAGACACTGCAAAGTATTTTAACTCTAAGTTCTCAGACTATGGAGTAAAGGTTAAAGAAGCTATAGCTGGAGCAACTTCCCCGGAAGAGATCACTACACTTTTAGATAACCTTGATATATTTGCTGAGAAGATCGGTGATAAGGTATCTGTAAATAATAAAGACGCTACAACAGATAGTACGATGTATAACGAGTATCATAAACTCAGACAACACCTATTAGAGAAACAATCAGCAGAAGTTACTAAGTTGAAGAGTTCTTTAAATGTTCACAGAAAAGGTAATAATAAAAAGTCCTTTATGGAAACAGTTGAGAGAATAGATAAGAATAACGGGTATGAGAATCCTGACCTAAAACAATCTACTATTGACTCTTGGAAAACTGGACAGTCTAAGGCTAACATAGCTAAGATCAATGCTATGAAGAAGTCTCCTGATTTTGTAAATGGTTATGCTGATCCTAAAGTAGTTGAGACAACTTATAAAGCACATGGTGGAACTGATGAAGCCTTTGTTGCAGACTACAAAGCTAAACATTCTTTTACTCAGAACTATTTAGTTAGTCCTATCAATAGTGAACTATCATCTAACCCTAAACAAGCTAAAGTAGTTGCAGAAGATCTTGTTAAGAAACTAATCCTTTCCGGAGATGTTGGTACAGCAGTAGACTACGCTAGTAAAACTGGTGTTGGAGGAGTTCTCTCATCTTTTGCTAGTTCAGCTATGGGAGAGAATGATCCTGAGATACTGACACAAAATGTTGGTAAACTTATGGAAGGCTATAATAGAAACATGAGCACTATGGGTAAGAACATGACACCAGAGGCTAAATCATCTATGTTATTCTACAGCTATCAGATGCGTAGTGGTAAACCTCTTACTGAGGCTCATATAGCTAGAGTTGTAAAAGGTAACGAAGAAGGTATTACACCTAAAGGTAGTAAAGAGTTTAATGATGAGTTTGCTGGAAAGCATAACTATGCTGAAAACCTAGCTCTCTATTCTGCTCTTGTTAAGTACCAAGTTCCTCCAGAGGTTGCTATGGAATTTATTTCAGCAGACTCAGAAGCTCATATAGTTAATGTAAGTACCGGGATCTTTTCTAGTATGCCAGTTGATATGAAACACTCTCCTAAAGGTGTTAGCGAATATTCAGCAGACGAACTAGAAAAAGTATTGAGTCCTCTCATTGAAAGGGTAGATGCTTTAGATATTGAAGGAGATAAGAAGTTAGTTTTTGATCCTTCTATAAACGGTTTCAGACTTCACATTAATGAAATACCTATGGATGCTACCACTATGAATACAGATGATCTAATAGCTCTACAGAAGAAGGAAGCATTACTAGAAGAAAAAAGTCCTTGGAATGTTACTGTTAGAAAAGCTTCTGATATATGGGATGGCTTTATGGGAAAAGTAGGAGAAACTTTTAGAGATACTATGGACAACATAGAAGAACTCGAAAAAGAATATCGAAAAGAACAGAATTATGAAGGAGTTATGAGACTTACTACTAATAAAGCTATGAAGGCTGAGGAGGTATATAAAGCTCCAGAATATCCTAAAGTTGTCTTTGATAACGCTCTAAAGGAAGTAACAAATCTATTTATAAAAGGAGAACTGAATGAGTATACTAGTTATCTTAATGATAGTTTTGCACCGATACTAGCAGAGCCTTTGACTGTTAGTACAGATGGTAAAGTGATAGTAGATAAGAAACCTATTGCTGTTACCAATCCAGAAGGAAGAAAAGAGTTACAGAAAGTTATTACAGAAAAGATAACTCCTCTAACAGAGAAAGAAGTTACTAAAAAGAAAAATATACCACGAAAATATACAGTTAAAACTAAAGATGATTTTGTTAGACAAGTTAAACCAGAAGCAGAACGAGTAGCTAAGAAGTTAGGTAAGTTTATACAAGCTGATTGGTTAGTTAATATGTGGAGACATGAGACTGGTAATGGGAGCAGTAAGGTAACTAAGAGCACATTCAACTTAGGTAATATAAAAGCCCAAAAAGGGTATAAAGGTGCTAAGTATAATGCTGGTAAAGTATGGGAGATGAAGAATGGTAAAAACATTAAAGAACAATCCTACTTTAGAAAATATAATAACTTTACAGAATCAGCAGATGATTACATTAGTTTCTTAATGACTAAAAGATATGCTAAGGTTAGAACAGCTAGAACAAAACTAGAGTTCTACACTGAATTAAGCAAAGCTGGTTATGCTACTGACGTTAATTATGTAAAGAGTTTAATGAGATACTAAAATAAAAGGAGAATAAATGGCAGAAGTAATAGAAGAAGAAAACTTATGGGAAGGGTTCGAGAAGGTTGAAGAAAAGTATGCTGAACCTGACCGATTTGAGGAAGATTTTAGCGAAGATCTTGCTTCTGCCTTTAGACTCACAGCTAACGGAGCTTGGTTATTTGCTGATGAGAAATATCAGATACCGGGTAATGATGTAGACGAAGGGTTTAATCACAACAATCCTTCTACTCAGGAACTATATAAAGAATATGGTGTTAATGAGATCAAACAAACTGACTTCTATTCTAGTGTAAATGAGCCACATCTAGTAGCTAGGTTAGAAAGATATAAGAAGAATGGTGAAGATAAGGCTAGACTAGATGAAGAACAGCCCATAGCACAATATCCTTTGATGATGGCTACTTCTTTAGCTGATGTACCTTCTATGGTAGCTATGCCACTAGGTTTTAAAATGCTTGGTGGGATCAAGATGCTTAAGGATGCTACCAGAGTCAATAACTCTATCAAGACAGCTACTACTGTAACCATTTCTAATACAGCGAGTGAATACCTTATCCAATCAGGCACAGACAGCGTTGATACCGATAGTTTACAAGCAGTTGCTCTAATGTCTGGGATCATTGGTGGAGGATTAGGCTCACTTTTACCTAGTGTTAGAAGTGAACCTAAGTTTGCTGATGCTGATGGTCTAACACCATTTGATAAAGTTAACAAAGAACTTAACGGATTAGGAGCTACTACAGAGAAAGACCTACAGTTTCATGCAGATATGTTAAATGGTACAGCAGACTTTGCTCATATCGAAGATGGTTTTCATGGACGTATAGAAAGTTTTGCTGGTAAGTTTGTCTGGAGTCCAATAGCTAAGTTAATGAAAAGTAGAAACCCCGTTGCTGTAGGTGTTGGTAATGCTTCTGAACATAGTCCTCTAGCGTTAACTACCGGAGGTGCTATACAGACTGGATCACCTATTAAAGCTACTAATACTAAGATGAACCTTAACGGACTCTACAGTAAGTTTATGAGAACTACTGGAGAACATTTTAAGAAAGCTCAACAAGTTAATCCTGAACTAGGTTTACCTCAGTACATGAAAGGTATCGGTGATGAATATCGCTTACGTCTTAAAGATATTGAAGATCAAGCTGTAGGAAAGTATGCTGAGATTGATGGAAATGCTGAGAGAATGGTTTCAGAATTTCATGAGAATGTTGGTCAGAATCTACCTACTAAGACATTGAAGGAAGTTGATCCTGTAACTAATAAGAAGCAAGTAGTTCTCGATGAAGATGCTATTGAAGAAGCTCTTATCAACTCTTATTCTAAGACCGTTGAGGAAGCTCTACCTATACCAGATCATGTTAAACCAGTTAGAGATTTCTATGACCAATATCAGAAGTTCGGAGAAACTATAGAACACTCTAGCTTTACTGGTCGTAATGGTAAAAACTACATGAGTAGAATGTTTGACAAAGAGTATATTGAATCTTTAGGCTTAGAGAGAGCTTCTCGTAAACTATATGATTCTATGATGTCTAATTCAAGGAATAAACTAACTATTAGCCAGATGCTTAAACGTGGTGCTAAAGATGCAGACATAGAAGCAGAGTTTATGAAAACTGCTGAGGAAGCTATTAAGAAGATCATGGACTCTACTATTTTTGTAGACCTTGACTTTAAATCAGCTAGTCAGTTAACTGCTTCCAGTGCATTGAAGAAACGTAGGTTACATATTGACGAAGAGTTAGCTGGTGATCTACTTATTAGAGATGCCGGGAACATAGCAGAAACCTATAACCATAAAATATCTGGTAAACTTGCTATCAAGAAACATTTAAACATTGAGACAGCAGATGATATAGCTAAACTTGATGAAAAGATTAAAGAGAAGGGCAGAGAGTTAGGACACTCTTCTGAGGAGATCGTTAAAGACTTAAAGAATGTTAAGATCTTATTAGACTCTCTGAATAATACAAGAGGTTTAGCAACTGATCCTAACTCATGGTTGGAAACATTCTCTCGTAGATTTCAAAAATTTAACTATGTCACCCTTGGTGGAGAGTTTGCAATTAATACTATCGGTGAAATAGGTAATGCTGTAGGAACAAATGGTCTAAAGGTATTCAAACACTTTGTACCAGCTATGCAAGAAACTATGGCTATGTATAAGAAGAAACCTTTGAAGAATACTACTAATGATCTATTAGGTATGGGATTGATTGAGCAGATTTACAGAAGTAATAGAGTACAGCGTTATGATGCTCTTGATACTATCCATTCCAAAGGTAAGGCTGATGCTATCCTAGATAAAATGACTAATATGGAGTCAGACCTTTCCGGACTAAACTATGTGACCACTGCCTTAGAGATGATGGTACACTCTTCTACTGTTAATGATCTATCTGAATTAGCTAGTAAAGCTTCTCTTACAAGAGCACAGCAGAAGAGATTATCACGACTAGGACTCACATCAGAGGACTTAGCATACTTTAAGAAGGTCAATAAGATAGAGTACGAGAACGGTTTCCTAGTTAATTATAACTTTGATCAATGGGGTGACTTAGCTTTCGTAGATAAAATTCGAGCAGTTGTTCAGAATAATGTTAATGAAGCTGTACTACAAGGTGATATATCTAGGCTACCAGCTTTCGCAAGTACCGGAAACCCTTTAGCTAAATTAGCACTCCAATTTATGAGATTCCCTATTCAAGCACATGAGTCAATATTCTTGAAAACTTTAGATGAGTTCGATACTCGTAAAGCTGTAGGTCTTTTAACTACTGTAGGAGTAATGGGATCATTCTATTCACTCAGAGAAGAAGCCTTGGTTCAAGCCGGGTTCATGAAAGAAGAGAATAAGAAGTATACTTGGGATGATGAAGGTTTTGCAAACATGGCTCATAAGCTAGGTACAAAAGTTCCTCAACTAGGTGTAGGCTTCACAGTCGCAGAGATGGGTAATAAACTATTCAATGCTAATGCCGATACCTACGGAGAAGATCCGGTGTCTACCTTTAGTGGATTAGGTAAAAGAGTAAATGATGTAGTTAAGTTTGGTAAGGATATTCAAGATGGTGAGTTTACAGACACTAACCAGAGAGCCTTGAACTATTGGCTACCATTCTATAATCTATTCTACCTAAAACCTATTACAGATATGATCATACAAGGAGAGACACGATGATAGAAGTCTTAAATAAGAAAGCCTCTACTGCTATATTGGATAACCTCCATAATGTTGTAGCTGATGTCATAAGTACAGAACTTAAAAGGCAACAACTAGGTATTATCACTGACTTAACTGGTGAGGAGAAAGACGTAGAAGCTGTAGGGGTAGATGTAAAACTACTCTCTGTAGCTATTAAGTTTCTCAAAGATAACGATGTTACAGCAGAAATATTAGAGAGCGATAAGATACGTTCCCTCTCTGAGAACATTAAAGAGATTGCTAATAAAGAAAATGACTTTAAAGAAATATCAGTAGATGATATGATAGCATTTAAAGGAGATATATAGTGCAAACAATTATGAAAGAATTAGATAGTGAGAAAGAACAGTTACGATTAGGTCTTTTATCTATGGAAGAAGCTATTAAAGGTTCTAACCCAGAACAGATGTCACAAGGTGAGATACAAGGTTGTATACAAGATTTCAGAGTATTCCTTATGCACCTCTGGAAGCACTTAAGATTACCACCTCCAACTCGTATGCAACTCTATATTGCTGACTTCTTACAACAAGGTCACAAGAGAACACAACTAGAAGCATTGAGAGGAATTGGGAAAACTTGGATCACCGGAGGCTTCGTAGCTTGGAGACTATTAAGAAACCCTAATGAAAAGGTTCTAATAGTCTCTCAATCAGGTGGTCACTCAGAAGCTATTGCAATCTTTATTAAGAAGATTATACATACTATGCCTCTACTACAACATCTTAAAGCTAGAAGTGATCAGAAAGACGCTACTGTAGCCTTTGATGTAGATGGATGTGAAGTTACAGTACAGCCCTCTGTTAAAGCATTAGGTATTACTTCACAACTACAAGGTAACAGAGCTACTCTATTAATCTCAGATGATGTTGAAGGTAAGCAGAATAGTGCTACTGAGGTTATGAGGATTAAGTTAATAGATGCAGTAGCAGAGTATGAAGCTATTAGACAAACTGATGACGATAGTCAGATACTTGTGTTAGGTACTCCTCAATCAAGTGAATCTATCTATAATAGATTAAGAGATAAAGGCTATATAACTAGGATATTCCCAGCTAGATACCCAGAAAAGGTAGATAACTATGAGGGATGTTTAGCAGAGTACCTATTAGCAGACATGGCTAAAGATCCATTACTGGTTAATACACCCTGTGATAGTAGGTTTACAGATGAAGATCTTATGCAAAGAGAGTTATCCTATGGACTATCAGGGTTTAAACTACAGTTTATGCTTGATACTACCCTTAGTGATTCTGAGAAGTACCCTCTTAAAACTAGTGATCTAATAGTTACAGACCTAGAACCCACTCTAGCACCTTCTAACATTAGTTGGACAAGTTCTCCAGAAACTATTATACAAGATATACCTAATATTGGCTTCACTGGTGACAGACTTCACAGACCGGGTATAAACAGTACAGAACTAGTTCCTTATGAAGGTTCAATACTTGCTATCGATCCATCTGGTAGAGGTTCTGATGAGACGGGTGGAGCAGTGGTTAATCACTTACATGGTAAGGTCTTTGTACCTTGGTGTGGTAGTTGGGATGGTGGTTATGAACCAGATACCCTAATAGCTATGGCTGAAACAGCTAAGAAGTACCAAGTTCATACAGTGGTTGTAGAAGATAACTTTGGTGATGGTATGTTTGCTAGATTACTTACACCAGTTATGAACGCTATCTATCCATGTACTATTGAAGATTCTCATAGTAGTGGTCAGAAAGAGAGAAGGATCATTGATACATTAGAACCATTGATGAA